TGTTGATGCCCCGCCAACTGAAGAAGAACTTGAGGAGGAACGAAAAAAGAATGCATTAGCATTTAATAAATTTGTGGATGAAAAAAAGTCTGAGTATAATTTACGTAAATTTAAGTTTTATCAATTTCCATGCCTACTAGGCACAGAGACTCAAGAAGAATTAGAGATTATCTTTGCTACTAGAATTTTATTGGGATATGAGTTCATGAATTATGCATCAGAAAGGTGGGATTACTTTACATGGGCATGTCATTTAGGAAAAGAGAGTTATGAACTGCGCTACAATGGAAATCAAAGATACCAAAATATTAGCCCTAGAGTTAGAACGGATATTACAAACGCAGGATATGATTGGAAGAAATTAGCTGATCAGGTTTCTAGATATGTAAAAAGTGCTTTGTTAGAGGCACATCCAGTAAATGAAAATGATGGGTATATGTTTGGCACTAATTCTGCAACAAAGAAAAGGTTTTATAGAGGCCCTACGAAACCAATTCAATATCCTACGTTAAAGGATCGATCAGGTAAAAGTATATCTCCAGATTTTTGTCCTATTAATCAATATAAATTACAAGTACCTTATGACTTTGAGGAAGATAGCCAAAGGCCTAAGATCCTAACATCTAATGTAGTGGCAACATTTACATATTATCCTAATAAGAGAACTGGTGGCACGCCGTATGTTGGCGATATTAATAAAGTTATATTTGGTCGAGGAAATACCGATATTCTTAGTGGGGGTGAGAATAAGTATGTAAAGACTACAAGCTGGGTTAAAACCAAATATGAAGATTTTGAGTGGAAACAACATTGGATTAAAGTACCGGAAGCAAAATTAAGAGCAGCCTCTACAAAACCAGACGCTCAAGCAGAATTCTTTAAGATCGATCCTAAACCAGAAGGTACTCTATTTAAATTTGAATTCTATAAAGCTAAATGTGCTAAAAATGCAGCAGCAGGATGTGAAGAGGATATGTTAGCAGTTGACCATCCGTGGGAACCTAGCGGAACTACGCCTGGTGGTAAATCTTTTAGCGGAGATCCTTATATGATGATGGCAAGAGTTACAATTGCTTATTGGTATGCCTGTATTGTTAAACCATTTGGTCCAATGCCAGCAGCTCTACCAGCAATGATTAATGCTCCATTAGGAGGTCTTTATATTCCAATCTATTATGGAAGTGCAAATAGACTTGCTAACAATTTAAGAAAGGCATGGAATACAGGTAAAGTATTTAACAAAGTGCCTATGACTCAACCGCCAGCATTTGCAACATCAACAGCAGTTGCAGGAGCTTATGCCCTGCATCTACTTGAATTTAAACTCTTATATCTTGGTGGTATTCCAACGCCAGTCGGACCAATTCCGATGGTTGGTTTTGTACCAGTAGTATTTTAACCCCAGTCTTTTTCGAAGGTGTACCAATGGTCTGCACCCGCGCAGTCTCTAAGAGCATCTAATACCATATAAACCTTTTCATCCATAGTTAACATCGGTAGAATGGCTCCTACGTGCATCTCAAGCAACTCACTGTTTGGCATGTACTCTGCTGTATGTCTTGCGATTCCAGTGATAAGTCTATAAGCATTGTCCTCTACATTTGTAAACCTAGTTCCTGCATGATAACCCAATGAAGTATCTCTGCCAGTTGCTTTACTATGCTCCATCATTTTATTCCAAAGTTTATCGCCGAGTAGGTCTCTAACGTCTTGGCAAATTTCTTGAATTGCGTCTTTGTGTTTAAGAACGGCTTGGTAGCCATGGCCACCAATACCGTTACATTCTATATTTTTATAGTTAAATTGATCTTTCATTATGCTACGAGTTTTATATTTTTAAATGAATCTTCTAATTTGTAAGCGTTATCGGCCCAAGTCTTAGAGCCAATTGCTTTCCAGTGACCGTGATCAGCCATCTTAGGAAATGAACTGTGAATAGTTCCAATTTCAATATTCTCAAGAATGCAATTTGCTACCGTTACGAATTTATTAGCTTTAAGAGCTAGGGCTGTTAGGAAGGTATCAGATTTAAGAGACTTGATCTCAATTGTTTGAAGAGCATTCTTTTGGTATCTGTTAACCAAATTTTGAAGAGTAGATTTACCATCAGAGATAGTCATGAAACCGGCAGTACATTTAGTGATTACTCTATAATCATATTCTACATCCCATTTAAAGCCATAATCGCTAGTGTAGAATTTGTGCATTTTACCGTTAATGTTTTGTTCGATTGAGAAAGTTGTTGTTTCCATAATCTTGCAGTTGTGTTCTTTAATATACATAGTTTTTGTTTGTTTTTAATTACAGTACTAATATACGAAAAATAATTGACATAAAAAAATTATTTGGCACTTATTTTGCAGAAAAAGCCAACTTTTTTGAGCTAGATAGATAACTTATACGAAACCCTGAAACTAGACGAGAAGCGCATGGATAAAACGCGTGGTTAAGTAGATATATAATATGTTAATACCTTTTAAATAAAAAATAAATGTCAGATAAAAAAAGACGAAGAATAAACCCTTCAGCCCAAGAGGCAACAACAGTAGAACTCGTACAAGAAGCAGTTCAAACACCAACCCAAGAAGTTACCGAAAAGAAAGAAGATGATGGTAACGACTTTTCAGAATTTTATGATGAAACAGGGGAATTCAAATGGGAAGCTTATGAAGCAACATGCGTAACAGCATCCCGAAAACCAAATCCACATATTAAGACACAGGACGGAGATCAAGTATTCTCTCGCGAGCCCTATGCTCAAGAGTTATACGACATCATGAAAGGTTCTACTCAGAATATTAAACCTGAATTGTTTATAGGTGAAATACATGACGGTACAATACATGGAGTAACCGAAGAATACATTACAATAGACATTAACTACAGAGAACTAGTTTATGTTAAAGCTAATAAAGAGTCTGATGAGGTTAGACAACTTTTACCAGGAGCAGAAACTGCAGTTTTAATTACAGAAACTAAAGGTACATTAACTGGTACTATTACTGGTGGTGTAAAACATAAAACATTCATGGATCTTAGAGCTGCGATCGACGAAGGCAATACTGCTTGGATCGGTACAGTAAATAACATGATTGAAAATGGTGGTTATATTGTAAAAGTACAAGGCGTAGATTGCTTTATGCCAGGATCACTTGCAGGTATTAATAAATTGTCAGACTTTAGTTCTATCGTTGGAGAAGAATTATATGTTGTTCCAGTGAGTTTCTCACCAGATCGAGGCACGTTAGTAGTTTCACATAGAAAATATTTACAAGCACTAATACCAAGTTCAATTAATGAATTAAAAGAAACTCTTGATGAACCTAAACATGGTTTAGTAACAGGTACTGCAAAATACGGAGTATTTGTTGAATTCAATAAATGTTTAACTGGTATGATTCACACAAATGAACTTGATGAAGCTACTGCAGCTAAATTTAAAGCTAGGGATATTAAACCAGGTGAACCAATTAACTTTTTTGTAAAAGATATTATTACTAACAATAAGATTACATTAACTCAAAAAGAAAATACTTCGGTAAATCCTTGGATTAATATATCTACTAGATATTCAATACCATCTATTGTTAAGGCTAAAATCAAGACTAAAAAAGAATATGGAGTATTTGTAAACATCGAAGACGGTGTGACAGGATTACTACATGTTAGTGAATTGCCAGGTGATATATTAGACACTTATAGAGTTGGAGATGAGATCGAAGTACAGATTACTAGGATTGATGAAGACTCAATGAAGGTGTTTCTTAAACTACCCCAATAACTATTGCCACAGAGTTTGATATATATTGAAAAGTAATATCATACTCTTAATTAATGCAAAAGTTAAAAAGTAATTCAGTAAGGCAGGAAGTACTAGCTGCTAGCCAAATGGGCATCGAATTTGAGTTTTATTCTAATTTAGAACTAGAAGAGACTGTAAAGTCTGTATCTAAAACATTAGGTAGAAAGATTCAATTAGAAGAAAAGGCTCATTCAGATTTCGTGCCATCCGCAGAAGTGTTTAAAATGGAACCTGATATGTCAGGTGGTGCAGGGCTAATTGAACTTGTGACAGGTCCAATGCCTTATAGAAACGCTAGACTAGTTATTGTTAAAATGTTAGGATGGATTCGTGAAAACGGCTATACATCTGATCGAGCATCTATCCACCTTAATATGTCTTTTAATCCAGACTTCTTAGAAGATCCAAATATGATACAGCACATGGACGTGTTGAAATTCATACTTGAGTTTGACGAAGATCGTGTGTATAAGTATTTTCCAAATAGAGAAGATTCTACTTATGCGAAGTCTATTAAATGGATTATGCCTAAACATGAAGCGTTTTACTATAATGCTGATTTAATTAATAAGGACAACTTTACCTTTGCTAATACTAAGTATTATGGTATTAACTTTGAAAAGGCTCAAAGTAATTATTTAGAGTTTAGATATATTGGAGGTAAAGATTACGAAAAGAGACAAGAAGATATTTTAACATTAGCGGATAGATTTATCTTAGCAATTTGGAGATCTTGTAGAGATCCAAAGTTTAATTCTGCTAATAAAATAGAATTACAACGTATTTTAAGAAAGAACGAACCCTTAATGAAAATGTTAAGGGACTATACCGCCGTAAATAAGTATTGGCCTAAGATAGATATATTAGTAGATTTACAATCAGATCCTACGGTAATTAACGTACAGTGGGATAGATTTAAACATAAAGTATTAGAATTGTTATCAAGCGGCACAATGGAAGAAGGTATTATTAACTATGACTCAGACTATTCAACTGTCCAAGTTAAAGACGGTAAGTTTAAAACAGCATATTTGCTAGATGGTTTTGAGTTTATTGATTGTGAGCTATCAGGTAACATAGAGAATAGTGAAATATATGGTGGTAACGTAAACGGAGCACAAGTATTAAGATCACAAATATATAAAGGGTGCCAAGTTATAGATTCTAAAATAGAATCTTGTTTTGTGCACGGTAGTGTAACAGTAAAAAACTGTTTTGTCTTTGGACGAGACGGTATTTTTAAAGGTAAAATGGAAGGTGGAATTTTTAGAGAAGGTGGGGTCGGACCTCATGTTAGATTCTCAGATGATACTGAAGTTGTGGTAAGTAAAAAAATAAAATCATAAAATGAGTGAAATTAGAAGCGGTAATGAAAATAACTTAAACGTTGGAAGAAGTTTCAGCGATGGTTGTTTAAACGCATTTTTACAAGAGCTTGGTGATGAGCTAACTGGAGCATGTATGGTCCCAGTAAATTTACCACAGAGAGAAATATTAAATATTATTAAAAGAGCTAAGAAGTGGTTCTATAAACAATATGAAGATTCTGTACTAGAAAATTATTATCACGTGCCAAACTCGATATTTCAAACTGATTATTTTAAAAAGAATAGAACATTAAATTTACCTGGAGCAAATGTAGATGGATCCGGATCTGTATTTTCAGTATTTGGAGTACATGATATTGCATCTGGTTGGAATTCAACTGGCGGTGGATTAGATATTAGATTTCAGAGCGGTGGAGACTTTTCAGTAGAGAAGATGTTATTCAGAGGAATGTACGACGGATCTGGAGCAGCAGAATCTGCAGAAGAATTAGAATATTATGTACTAAATCAGTCTTTAGCAGATATGGCTAGACAGATTTTAGAAAACCCAATTTCTTTTCAATACTCTAGACTGACTGGAGAGTTAAAGATAATGGGAGATACTCCGAAGGGAGATCTAATACTTGATGTGTATGAAACGATTCCGGATTGTGCACTATTTGACGACGAAATCTTTTTTAGATATTGTTCTGCTAAGATTAAGCAATCACTAGGCGCTAAGCTTGGTATTTTTAAGTTTGCATTACCTGGTAATGTGGAATTCGACTACGACGCAATAAAAGACATGGGAGACACCGAATTAGAGTCAATTATTGAGGAGATAAAGGGAGACGAAGGAGTGGACTGGATGTTCCACTCATAAAAAGTAGAATACATATATAAATGGATTTTTATATAAAATACATAGGAGACCCTAATTATCAGACGGGAGTTGTTCAAAACGTAAGTGAAGTTGAACAGTTACTAGCTCAGATAGAAACAGTTCTTTTCACAAGAAAGAGAGATGTTTTAGGTACTCCAGGATTTGGATGTAACTTAGAAGATATTGTATATAGTTTAGGTCAAAATGAATTTCAAATTAAAAATGAAATACAGGGCCAACTGGCCAATTTCGTACCTCTATCAGCAAAGTACAAAACTACTGTAAGCGTTAAGTTTATGAAGGGTGCAGTTAGAGATATGGCGTTTATTGATATTACTGTTAACAACGAGTACCAAATCAAAGTAAATTTAAGATAAATAACTAATGGCAGAACTAAAATTTTTAAGCACACTAAGAACATCGGCTGATCAAATCAAGACCGATGCTCGAACATATATCGCAAGAGTTTACAAGCGTGCGAACACTCTATTCACTGAAGCATCTCCATTTGCTCAGATTATTTCTGTCATGGCTGAACTTGGTGAGTTAATAATGTTCTATGTAGAGGATTCTTTAGTAGAGCAAAACATATATACTGCACAACAACCAGAATCTATTTATGGTATCTCAAGACTAACAGGCCATGATGCAACAAGGGGCTTTGCAGCAACTGGTGAAATTGAATTTAAATGGGCGATTGGATCAGATCTTGGTAAAATTGCAGGCACAGGATTAAATATTGATGCAAGATCAGAATTAAAATGTGAATTAAACGGATTAGTTTATACTCTATTAACATCACAAGATAAATTTAGACTAGAAAAGTCAAACAAGTATGCTATAAAATGTGCAGTTGTTCAGGGTAAATTTGAAAAGCAAACCTTTACTGGAACTGGAGAATCAATGCAATCATATAATATACAAACAAGTTCTTTAACAGATCATTCTAAAGTTAGCGTTTCAGTTAACGGTGAAAAGTGGACTAAACACGATTCAATGTACGATCTATTAAATAACGAAAAGGCATATATTCTTAAGACTGGTATTTCTGGTGGGCTTGATGTTTATTTTGGAACTGGTAACTTTGGTGCAATACCAAGCTCTGGTAATTTAATAGAGGTAGAATATATTAAGCATGCAGGTTTTCAAGGTAACTTAGACGATGCACAAGATATTATTTTTAAATGGGATGCAGAAGGAGATGATTCAAATGGAGACTCGTTTGATTTAAATGAGTATTTAGAATTAACAGTAACCTCGTCTCCTAAAATGGGAGCTGATAAAGAATCAGTTGAGTTTACTAAGTTAATGGCACCCCTAGCGTCTAAATCATACGTTCTAGCGACTCCAGATAACTATGAGTATTTCCTATCAAGATATGGAATGTTCTCGTATGTGGACGCTTACAACACGACTGAGGACCAGTATTTAGATGATGATAATGTAATTTATATTTTCGCAATTCCAGATGCTAGAAGAAAGTTATTAGCAGATCAAGATTATTTTTCAATCCCAATAAATGAAATGTTCTTTGATCAAAATGAATACGACAAGATGTCACAAGTGATTCAGGATAGTGGTCAGCAAATGGTTACAACTGAAGTAGTATTTGTAAAACCTAAAATTAGAAAATACAGCATGGATATTAATATCAGGTATTTTGAAGGTTATACAAAACAAGAAATATTTGTTAACGTTAGAAGAGCTGTAAGTGATTATATGTTAAACATTACAAGAAGAGATAAACTACCTAAATCGGATATTGTTTACATATTAGAAACAATCGAAGGTATTGATGCTGTTAATGTAAGATTTATATCTGAAACAGAAGAGACTGCAAGAAGGTTAGGATATTATGTGTCTACGACTGTAACAGTAGTACCACAAGAGCCTGTAGTTTTAGAAGATATAGGTAACGGTAAACAAAAATATATTTTCTTTAAACAAATAGAAGAAGTTAAAACTGTGGATGTTGATGAAACAACTGTTATTCCATATTCTGAAGCTGGACTAGATGAATGGGGAGATATTATTATGGATAAAGAAGAAGTTGCAGTTTTCAGAGGAGGTTGGCAAGATAGAGATGGTGATGAAATTGTTGATGATGCATTAATGAATGCCGAAGCAGCTCTTTCAATTAACTTTGACGCAATACCAGTACCTAGAACTATTTACACTAGAGTACAGGCTGGAAATAGAAAATCTATAAGATAATGAGTCTATTTAAAGATCTATTAGTATACAAACGTAAGCGATTATACAAGATTTCCAAACATAGGAAAGATGATAACGTTAACGTTAAGTATGATTACAAGAAACATGGTTTAATTAATAAACAAGTATCTCCTCATATTAGGAGAAATCAAACAATGAGAGAATTTCTTTTATTTGTTAATGATTATTTTTTAGCGCTGTTAGATCAGGTTAGATCTTTAAAGAATTTTAATAACTTTACGGTAGAAAAAGACGACGAAAGAACTAGATAATATGTGGAATAATTTAAGATTCTTTAACGGTACACAATCAGAACTACAATTAGTTCAGGATGAAGATGGTATATGGGAAGGGCAAGTATATCTCCCTGAGGTATCTACTAATCTATATGAAACAGTAAACCTATTCATTTTAGAAGAGTGTTTGTATAATGGTGATGCTGTTATTAATAAACCTCTTTCTCCTGATGGTATACTTACATCATTAGATTTTAGTTGGGAAAACTTAAGAGTTGACCAATCTAAAGATGTCATCATGTATGGTATGAGATATGATGATACTAACAATGCTTTTGTAAAAGAGCTTAAAACTCAATCATGGGGATTTGGACCTTCTGATACAATAGTTTCACAAGATGCTAATTACTTAAAGACTATTAATAACAACTTAAATTCAGGAATACAAATTAATATTGCAGTATCTTCTGAAAATCCTGGTATTCATAAAAGAATTTTACAGATTAAAGCTGGAGATTTAGTTGTAGCAAGAATAGAGTTTTATGGAGAAGTTGAAGCAGAAGATGAAAGACTAAAAATCTTACTAGGTAACTTAGGTGCTTCATTAGAAGCAGAAGACTTTATGATTTTTAAGTCTCATGATATTTCTGAGATGCATCCTGATTATCAACTATTAAACCAAAAGAGAAAAGAAATGTTATTAGAACTTAATAACATTAAACCTTTTGTTGGGACATATAAAGCAATCTTAAATGCTATTGATTTCTTTGGCTATGATAAGATTACACTTAAAGAATACTGGATTAATGTAGATAACTCATCGAGAACCTTCGGCAAGTTACATGCAATCCCAGTACCTAACTCATCTGTTAGAGGTGAAATGACTAGAAAGAGACTAAGATTTAAAGTACCTTCTAAAACGCAAAAGAAAACTAGTAGGTTTTCATTAGTTTATAGACTAAATGAACCTAACGGATCTTTCGATCAGTGGGATTTTGCTAATGTTGATGAGGTCTTTGATTTCACACCAGAAGAAGTCTTAATTAAGTTATATGGTTTAAAGAATAGATTACAAAGAGATTTCTTACCATTAGAAGCTAAGATAGTAGATATTACAGGAGAGGGTGACTATTTTACTCAAAAGAATATAAACATGTGGAAGATTCAAAATCCAATTGGATTCTTCACCGAGGGACATAAGGTTAAATTTGATATATGGCCAAGAGATAGAGATCTTTTTATTGAAGATACTTCAATGGTTTTAAAATCAACATTAGATCAAGATGATGCAGCTAGTAGTTATGATACATTCCTAACACTAGGTGTTGGTAACGAGGCTAATTTAACAAACATTCAAAGATCTGAAGAAAAAAGTGTCTTTGAAAGTTTTTATGATTCTTATCATGATAGATCAATAGAATCATATAACCAAAACTTTTCACAAACTAATATACCAATAGGTTGTCCTATTATTTTAGATTCTACTGAATCTTGGGATGATATTTGGGATGAGGCTACTTTTGTATGGGATGATGCAGTTGATGCAAACCAGAACTTAAAAGTAACTTGGAACAACTGGTATAAAAGATGGGTTTATGAAATTGAATGGATTATTGACGGACCAAATGATTTTCATCAAGAATATAGAGGACCTGTTGATAATCCATTCAATTTCATAAACCTTGTTGATGACTATAAAAGATTACCAATTACTTTACCATACGTTGGAAGCTACACAGTAGAGATGAGAATGTATGATTTATTTGGACACATGTCTTACTATAAGAAATCAGATCTATTTGAAGTTAAATTAAAAGAATTAGAATTATACGGAGTTTACAAATGGTTAGAAACTGATGCAAAGGGTAATACAACTCCATGGAATCTTAAATCTTTAGACTGGGATATGTCTGGAGGTTACTGGGATATGCCACAAGACAATACCCAAAAGGTAGAAGATACTATTGCAACTTTATACCAAACCCTAGACAGAGCAAACTATGTGCATTTTGAAGAGGACCAAGGTGTTAGATTTTCTACAGTTAGTAGATTTGGTGATGTGTTTTCAGATACTGGATATTCAGAAACAACAGGGCCTTATCAATGGGACGAGTGTAGTTTCAGATGGAAAGATACCGTGCATAACTGGTGGGAGAACTTAAGAATTGGACCAGACTTAACATCATCTTTTAAAATAGATTGGATTGAACAAGGTGATATATTAGCAATTACACACAAGAACCCAACAACTGGCGTAGAAAGAATAGGTTCTCATACGATTATATCTCCAACACCAACTGGTGTAAATGATGTAGACGGTTGGAAATTAATTGCAAATGAATTAGAGGCATCAATAGATCCTGTGATTTCAAAATTTAACTATAACCCTGTATTTAAAGATATAGACTCTGATAATGACATAGATACTAATGATCAGTTTTACTATATTATATGCAGTGGACAAGAGTATTCAAAAACGTATGATTTTGAATCTGTTACAATAGATACAGAATCTCCTACTTCGGCAATAAGCGGAGAGGTCCATGTGGTTCACTATAATCCAACATGGGATAACGTAAAAGTATTTAAAAATTATGCTGTGGTCGAAAGATCAACGCATTTAACTATATCAACTGACATTTCTAAGTTTCCTGGTGCTAGAAAGCCAATATGGACTATCACCAATATAACTAACCCAGAAATCAATGATATATACTATAATAATATGTGGCTTACTTACATTTTCCAGGAACCGGGTGAATACTCGATACAACTGGAAGCTGAAGACACGTATGGAAATAAGAACGTTGTAAAACGCAACATGTTAAAAGTAAAATAAATATAAAATGGCAAACATTACTGAAATTTTAGGTACAGATTCGGTATCATCTTCGAGACCAACTATCAATAGTAATTTCGAATTATTGAATGACGAATTAGCATCTGTAACAGCTCTTTTAAACCCTGTGACTGGAGTCTTAAGCGGTTTAACATCTGCTACAGCACAACAACTGAGTATCGTAGACGGAACAACATTATTTGTTGTAAATACTAACGGTGCAACTGTTGCTACTGCTGCAACTTTTTCTAGCTCGATTAATCTTGGTGGTTCAATCATCAAGTCTGGTGTTGTTGGTTCTGCAACAAATGCAGCAACAAACGATGCACCAAGTGTTCTAGATAAAGGCACATACTTTATTGATACCAACTTCGTGGTTCCTGTAGGAGTCGATGGACAAGAAGTAACATTCATAAGTGTGGCATCAGCATCGCTATCATTAGGTGCAAATACTGGAGCTTCTTTACAAGCAACAAGTATTACATTGGACGCAGTTAACTCAACAGTTACACTTAGATCCTTTGATGCAAAATGGTACGTAGTAGCTTCTCACAAAGCAACGATAGTATAAATTAAACAAAACCGAAACTGTAGATGGCAACTCCGTTAGTTAGAATACCACAGCCGCAAGGCGGCACGATGTATGCATTTGCTTCATCGGCAAGAGACATTACCCGAGCATTCAATAGTGCTGACATCAATTTTGAATTTAGTAAATATGCTTTACTAGATTTACCTGATTTCACACAGTCTGCAAATGGCCAAAATGCAATTGATTTTCAATTAAATCTAAAGCAACCTTCTGGTCAACCGTATGTCGCTGGTATGCCGAATGTGGATTTCGCACAAACATTCCAAAATTACGCATTAAATTTAGAAGAACTTCTTTTAAACGATGATGACTATGATCCGATCTTACTGCAATCAGATTCAGAAAAGATCTTTTTTAAATGGTTATCTTCTTTAGGGGCAATTGATTTTAGACCTTCAGATTCTAACGAATCTTCGACTGGTGATTATGCTGAGAATGATAATGCGATCTTAGGTGGAGCGAACTATGATAGAGTAGTAAAATATTTAGGTAGCATCGACGCAGAGAATGACGTTGCATACCAAGGTAATACTTATCATGAAGTCTATATTAACGTGCCAACATCGGTAGGTTATACTCCTCAAGTGTTATTTAAGCCCACTGACTATAATACAACAGCAACTAAGTTATATCCTAGCGATGTAAATGCTGTAAATATAGAAGGTAGAGAGGGACAAACACACCCAGATCCTAATATTGACTTATTACCTATTGTAGATCAATGGACCCTGAACTCAGGACCATATTATGATGTACAAACAAATGCTACAAATTCTGTACAAATTGATTGGGACACTGCTGCTTATGAGCAGATTCAAAATAATCCAGACATTAAGTCACTATTGGATTATTCAAAAACTGGACAACAGTTCAGATTTAATGCCGTTTTAGTATATTATGATTTATATAGCTCTTCTGTACCTGCTAATAGATCTACAAATTTATATGGTATCTTAATACTAGATGATATTACAGATTCTCCAGGACCTGGTTCAAAAATACATGAACAAATTAAATTTAAGCCTAACGAAGTAACAGGCCTAAATGGTAATGCATATTCTTTAAAGTTAAATCTTAAATTCAATTCATCTCTTGATAACGTAGGTGTTGAGACTAGTGTAAATGATTTCACTACATTCTCTATGGATTTATTCATGGACACAACCACAGCGCTTGAGAATGCCACTGATCTACTATTACAAGCTAATAATAGATATGGCGCACTTGCAGATAGATTTACTAATTTAGAAAATATAATTTTAGGAACAGCTCAAGCTGCTCAACTAGAAGCAAGAATAAAAGAATTAGAAGATGACTTTACTGCGGCTTCATTACAGTTACAGGATTCAGATGCACTATTAACTTTAATTAATAATGCACATGGTAAGATCAACCAATTAATAGATGGAACTATTCCAGTAGAATTACAATATAATACAGATGTAATATTTGCGGGTAAAGGTACTACGGTTGATAAATCAATACCTGGTAAAATTAAAGTTAATAATGAAATTGAAGGCTATGTAGTATCTGATTTATTTAAATGGGATATTGCTTCTGGTATTACAACTGGAGCTTTAACATCAATTAGCTTATTTGATAATTCACAGGCTAATCAATATGGAGTATGGGCTAAATTAAACCTTTACACTAATAGATTAAGTCTAAATAACATATTAAACAGCGAGTCACTAAATAGTAGCCTAGATATATACATTGATGATTCCACTAACGGGTGGAAGAAAGGTCAGGTATTTAAAATAGCGATAGATACTATTGATGTAAATGGTAACAACATAAAGATTTTAACTAACAAATCTGGAGGTTGGATAAACATCGCTGACATCGACCCATCACAGTTAATAACGACTAAACCTTACATTGAATTGGTTTGTATAGATCCAATCAACTATGTATTTGAAGTAGATATTTTAAGATAATATGAACACTAACAATTCCATATCTAATTCCTTAAAGAAGCTTTTAGAAATTAATACTAATTCTCTAAAGACATTTGAAAGAATCAACGAAGCAGTAACTACTAATGCGAAATCTATTCCATTAGAAATACTGACCGACGAAGGTACTAAAATAGTATCAGTTCCTGGGTTTGGTTATATGAAGCAAGAATTACTAAGATTAGATAATAATCTTAAAGCACTTGCTGGATTAGGAAAAGGTAGTACTAAAGTAAAATTACCAGATGGTACTTTTCAAAATATTATTACAACTTCATTAAAGACTCCTGCTAATGATATTACTACATTAGCTAGACCTACTTCATTTGTATCTAAAGCAAACTATTTTGCTGAAGACTTTTTAAACCCAATGTTAACTACATCTATTGATGTAAGCGGTCAAATACCAAATGATACAGAAAGGATTCTTGTTAAAAGAATTTTATTCGATGGAACAAATCAAGTTGCTGTAGATTTCTTTAACGAGAATTACAGAAACCAAGATGACATCGATTATTTAACGGCAATTAGAGATATTGTCAATAACAATATAGCATATACTCTTGATGAAGAGATGAGAGATATGCCTTATAGAACTACACAATATACTGGAAAGTTTGACGTTCTATCAATTTCAAATTCTAAGAGAGAAGTTATTGAAGCTGGTGTAACTAAAAAACAGGCTATAAAATTATATACATTAGATAGCTTAACTTATTCAGATAATAATAAAGACTTAGACTCTACTGAATTACTTCGCACAGGAGATCAATTGATGGTCACTGGCGGTTCTAAAAACACTAGATATGTAATTGACAAGCTGGATTCTTCAACTAGACAGGTTGAGCTTAGATTAATTGAAGGTTATGAAGCTATTAAAATTGGTGGAAGCGCTTTATCAATCTATAAGACTGAAGATAACAATTTAAGTATTGAAACTCCAGTTGGATTTGACGAAAGAATATTAATGTTTGTGAAAGCAATTGATGCTGAATCAAAAATCTTAGCTGAGAAATGGTCTCCAGGTGTTGGATTCTATTCAAACGATTTAGAAGTATTACAAGAAGATGGTAGTATTATTTTACTATCAAACTTCTATAAAGATAATGTAGCAGATTTCGGTAAGTTTATTACATCTATTAAAGAGGATAATATTCCTCCAGCAACAGTTGGTGTTACACCAGATGCTCCTGTATTAGATGGCCAAAACTTTAAAGTAATTCAAATCAACAGACATTTAACTGAAAATGATGCTGCTGATAAAATTAAGAAATTATCTGCTGATAAAATATCTGTACAAGAGGCTATTAAAAAACTAGATGAAACTATTTCTAAAAAGAGATCTGTTATTGCTAGTACTAAATATGCATCTCAAGTACAAAAAGACAAAGATAAGAATGAGTTAATTGCGCTAATTGAAGAAAGATCTTCTGAAGCTAAATTATATAATTCTATTGTAACTCAAATACAAGCCTTATCATCTTCGTCAAATGCACAGAAGATTAACCCTAAATATAGAGTTAGAGGTTTCTGGAAAGTACCTGCTGCAAAACAGGTTGCTGATACATTAGACCAAGAGGTTGTAAGGTTTATTATTCAATATAGATACTTATCAACATCAGGTAAAGCTGCTGACGCTTCTCAACTTAAGTTTACAGTTGATGGTAGAGAACAATCTGCTATCTTTTCAAACTGGAATGAATATAGAGGTAAAGTTAGACAAAGAGCTAAAACTATTAATAGCGATGGAACTATCGAAAAGAAGTTTACATGGCAAGCTAGTAAAATAGAAGATGGTCAAGAGATTAACTTTAATCAATTAGATATTGCAATTAATCAAGGAGAACTAGTAGAAATTAGAGCTAAATCTGTTTCTGAGGCTGGATTCCCTGCTAACCCAATAATTTCTGATTGGTCAGAACCGGTAACGATTAACTTTCCGGAAGAAGAAATTGATACAACAGATGTTGCTGCAGTAGTTCAAGTAAATACTGCTGAATTAGCAAAAGTACAAATAACTGAAGAATTAACAGGACAAGGAGTATTCACTCACGTTAGTGATGCATTTACTGCAAATGAAAACTATTATGCTCACGTTGCAACTAATATTGCATCAGGATTCTTATCTCCAGAACAAAAGCCAATTTCTGTCTATGACAAGATAGCGGAGCTTGAAGCTCAGATTGCTGGACTTAAAGGAACTGTTGAAGCTGAAGTTGGAGAACTTATGGTGAAAGTTGTTTCAGAAGATGGATCAGTTACTAACATTACTAAAGATACTACAACTCAATTATTTGCAGGATATTATATCGATGAGGTTGCAGATTTAACTGTAAGAAAAGGACATATTGTTACTAAGACATTTAAACTACAATTAGAAAATAGCAAATCTACTAAGTTAGAATTAGTTTCTAAACTAATCGGTGATAGAACAAAACCAGCTTATAGATCTATTAATGTAAACAGTACGGCAAATGCAAAAGGATTTGGTATTGCAAACGAAGATGGTAGTGGAAATACAGCGGTAGATACAAAAGTTGAAAGAGATATTTATTATCAAGAAGAAGGTAACTATGATTTAGTGCCTATTCAGTATCAAAATATAAATACTGATAATTTTGATTTAACATCAGATGCTCCGTATCAATCGGCGCAAAGAAGAGGTCAATTTATCTATAGTAGATATATGGATATTGCAAACCAAACACCACATTATATTACTAAGCCGGTCGGCACAGAAGTTGCTTCTCCGGAAATATCGGATTATGAACATGGATTAGCCTTTGCTACTGGTTCTGGATCTGGAGCTGGTGCTGGTGAAGAATGGCCAAATTCGGCTGCTGCAACAGATAGTAATAATAACTTTATATGGTCTGGAGGTTTTGTTGATTACGGTGCAGGGCAAGAATGGAGCAAGAGTCAAGTTAAAGTATCTCCTATTAGTTCTGTAAATATTACTGAATATAACTCAGGGTTATTTGTACACAAAGACCACCCTAGTTTAGCTAATATATGGGATGGTGCAAATGCTGGAGGTAACTATAGTATATCGGGTGTAGCAGAATCTATGATATTTTCAATGCCTAAAACAGCTACTTTAGCAACAGGAGCTACTTTATTTAGTATCTTCGGTTCTTCAGCTGACACAGATAATCAAACTCAAGCTAAACAACAATTAGCATATCACCAAGGTACTAGTTTATATCCACAAACTGCACAGGAACGACCTATGAAAATGTCGTTTGAAGCAAATGACCAATATATGTTAGGTGGTAAATCATGTGGAGCATTCTTATTTATGTCTCCAGTAAATGCTGATACCCTAAAAGTAACCGGAGAAACTAAGAGATCTTCTAGAGAAATCAAAGCTAAAAAGGATAATGAATCAAATGCAGTTTCGGTAGATATAGTATTCCAATTTAGAATGACAGATTACTTTGGTAATGAGGATTCGATTGACACGGGTAGAATTGGCGGATTTGCTAGACTTGCGTATAACAACTTAACATATACTAAGAAAATCGGTTTAGATATTTTTGATAAGTATGGTGAGCAGTTCTCATTTGATTTAGAAGTCTTCGCAAAGTACAGTCCTAAAGGTAGAAATTTAAACTCTATCAAGGCTGCCAAGTTATTTAGATAATATATAGCCTGAATAAGGTGAATATATAATAGAGGAGACATCCTCTAGAAAATAGATATGAATAATTAATGGCTGCTATACAAATAGATTTAAGAGATACTGGTTACGAAACCCTAGCTCTGGCACTGACTGGAGCACAAAACGGTAATCCAAACCCAACGATACCTTTATTTTATGAAGGTGTTAGTGGCAGTGGCGGAGTGGTAACTTTCGGCCCAGGTATAGATGTGTTTAGCGACAGCGATATGCTGGTACAATTCCCTACAACCTCAATAACACAATTTTGGATTGATGATACGGATCGTAGAATTATACAAATTAATAATGGTTCTGTAAATAATACAGACGATTTTATTGATTGGGATTGTAGTATGTTAACAGTGGCCGATGGTGATATAGGTAATTCTATAGTCTCTACGTGGAGCCCTGGACAAACTGGCAGTAGCATAGAAATCCGAGAAAATGACAATGCCGGAAATATAACATCTGTTTATG